ACGAGACGTCCAAGAATCTAGAGATTTCTAGTAACAGGATTGCTGAGAAAGTAATCCCAGCGGGAACTGTGGGTGCAGTTCCGGTGATGTCCTTCCACTTATTGCAAGAGTGGGAGCGGCTCACCAGCGAACCCGATCATGAGGCGAAGCTCGTCTCAAGATCCCTGGTCGACGACGAAGTCGATACAGGAGAAGGGTGCCGCGGTAGGCAGGACAATAATTTTGGGGAAGGGAAGTCTGAATTGATCTCCGACCTCAAGGCCTACGTCCTCTTCATTACTGAAGAGCATAGACGTGCCTGTCCTTCGCTCGCGTATGCGAAGCACACTGATGTGTACCCTACACTCAGTGCCCGATACCTCCGGGATATCTTCGATCAGTTCAACCAATTGATCGATGGTCCTTGGCTACGCCTTAACGATTTTATCGTTAAGGGTCGTGGAGGTTCGGAAGAGGTGATTGCTCCAGCCCGTTCGCTTTATGCGCTGCTGTCTGAGCTCTGTGTCACCTTTATATTATATGGCTATGACGAGACTCGTGAGACTCTCATCGCCCGTTTGAACCACGTTTTCATCCAGTGGTTGAGACTTCTGAAGGAACTCAAATTTAGTTTCATCAAGTTGGCCAAGTACAAGCTCGCTGCCTTTGCGGCTTACGCGAAGCAATCATGTACGATGCCAAAGAGTCCTTTTTCAGAGGAGTTCATTAAGGCGAATGCTTATGCCAAACCCCACTTTATCTTTGATCGGTTGTTTGATCGATTTCTAAAGAAGCAGATGGGAAGACAGAGCACGACCACCGAAAGACTCTACTATATGTCTCTTGTAGATAGTATTTGTCGAGGCCTGAAGAAGGGCTCCGACAGACCCACGGATGAGGAAGTGCACCAAGCAAATTTAGGAACGGTTGAATGTTTTGCCTCTGGTGTGGTTCAAGGGAGAGATTGGGAGGATCATAACGAGCCTTGGTTTCCGGAAACAAGCTTCTGCTCTCAGATTAGGAAGGGAGGTCGCCTCTGCTTTACCACTTGGGAAAGTCAGCACGGCATAACCCCCGACCCGGAGTTCGAAGTCCTACGCACAGTTGATGAGATTGTGCCGCCAGGAAGTACGGATTACAAACCAAGTTGGCATCGGATGCCCTCGCTCTCAGCCTGTTTTGAGAATGCCTTTGCATCGGGCGGAAGCATGCTCTCCGTGAAATCGCAATTGGAGGACGAGTTTCAAAAACCACAGGAACTTCATGAGCTCTATGGGGCCGTGAAACCTGGAATCCTCCGGGATCATTTGATATCCGATGATGGTTCTTTCAACCTGAGTTCGGATTATATTGAGCTTTCCACAAATTATGATAATTTGTCGGATCCTAACGATATTGATCTCATTGCGCAGACCCTGGCTGACAGATTCCAGGGAGCCACTTATGACGCAGATGGTGTTAGAACCATACGTCATGATCATCACGATGGCCTTCCTAAGATGGCCGTTTTGGGCCTTAAGGAGGCTTTGAAGATCCGTGGCATCACGAAAGGAGAGGGGCTGGAGAATTGGTTACTCCAGCCGCTTCAAAAATATCTTGCCGGTCGTTTGCTGAGATTGCCTTGTTTCGCGGTAACTGGTCGACCCCTGGTCGCAGAAGATCTTAATCAAATCTTCACGAGCATGGAGAAGGATTTTTCATTCCTCTCTGGGGACTACGACAACGCTACTAACAAGATGTTCTCGCATTATACTAGTTTGGCTGCAAGACGAGTTTGTGAAAACCTGGGCCTCTCGGAGGCTTGGACCACACTTGTCGATTATTCTCTCACCCGGAACATAGTTTGTTATAACTATATTGATAAGACTACCAGAAAGATAGTCAAGATCCGTAAGTTCCAGGAGAATGCTCAGCCAATGGGCAAGATTTTGTCCTTTGTCTTTCTCTGCATGATTAACGCTGCCGTTTGTCGCAAGGCCGTCGAAGTGGACACAGGTAATCGATATTACCGTGTCAAATTGAAACACTTTCGAGGGCTTATAAACGGAGATGACTGCTGTTTTGCTCTTAGACGATTTGAATCGTGGGAGCATATGTCGCGCACGGTTGGTCTTGAAAACTCGATTGGAAAAACTTTCTTCTCGAAAGAATTTATTGAGATGAATTCAAGATCCTTTGTAATCGATGTGTCAGATCCTGGCTATTTGGTGACAGCCTCTGGGGAGAGGTTTCACCTGAAGTTCAAGGAGACACCATTCATAAACTTTGGGCTTGCCAAAGGTATGGTTCGATCAACGTCCGCGGACAGCGAGTCAGTGCGTTTCGAGCGCTTTTGTTCTCTGGGTGATTGTCATAGTGACCTTGTGAAAGGGCTTGACTTTATTTGGGGACCACTGGACTTCATGTTTAAGTACTATAATCGTGACCTTTTGTCACATCATAGACTTGACGGCATTCCCTATTATGTTCCTAAACATTGGGGAGGCCTTGGTATGGATCCAGGTCCCGAACCAGAGAAGACGCTGACAAAGTCTGTTCGCCTACAACTGTCCTGTATTAAAGATTTCAACTTAAAGACAGTACATGTGGGAAACGCCGTGACTTGTCTAGTGCATGAGAAGGTGCAGGCATTAATGGATCAATTCTGTGAGGCTACTGGGCTTGAAAAAGTTCCCTATAGTAACCTCGAATTGACCAATGGGGAAGTGGTTTCTCTTGAGGATGAAAATCAGAAGGTTTACACTCAATTGGTCGAAAGAGTCTGGAAGTCGGAACGACCCCAGGTTCTTAAAACCGATATTGATGATGATCAACCATTTGAGATCCCTCATTATCTCTCTGTGGCAGAAAGTCAGAAGATCGCCGATAAAGGTGACCTTCAGATTTTGATTAATCGACACTTTATCTACAAGAAGTTGAAGATTAATCAAAAGGCCTGGAAACGGGCGTTCCAAGAATCTCTCCATTGTAAGACACGAGGGTGCTTACCATGGGATGAGATTTATGCCAAGAGACCCAAGCTATATTACCCGATGATAAAAGCTTGTGCTGTAAGAGATATGCGTCAGAAAGTAACCGAGAATTTCTAACGTTCCACAACCCAAAGACGTTTAAGGGTAACGTCAACAAACCCAG